TCCACAAGTTCTTAGTTGAGATGGATGATTTTCCAATTCTGTATTACAGAGTTTGCATCTTATTTTAATGTGTTCCATTTTATATTCACATATAATATAGTAAATATTTATAAGGAATATATTAAATTATTCAATCTCCACCTGCACTGGATGATGATCTTCTTGCACATGCCTCTCCTGCTTCTGTACCCAATTTTGGATTGGCAACTGCATTCTTATATGATATTTTTTTACAGTTTTTTGCTTCTTTTATAAAGTCCGAATATTTCATAAGTTTTAAATTATGGTTGACTCATTAAATATTCAACTGTATTTGCAACATCATTCATAGCATCACGAAGAAAGGGTTGACTTCCAGATTCTTGTTTAACACTTGGTTCCGAATCGTCAGTGAGTGTCCATCTCCATTGCTTCATATTTTCTGAATACCATAAATTTATTTTCATTGTATTTAAATCAAATAAAAAGAAAAGAGAAGAAAAATTAATTTCTTCTCAAATATTTATCATTTACCAATACGGGAAATAGAAATTCTTGATTTATTTAAAACTGATCCACTAAGAGGAACAAAACCAAGATCATCTGAAATCATCTGAGCATTTGCGCTTAGCATATATTGTAGCATATTTTTGATGGATTCGGTTTTGGCTCCATTTCCAGTTTTATATGCAAGAATCCAAGTTAGAGTGGAAATAGGATATGCCCTAGAATTTCCTGGATTTGGATTTTCTCCGGCAAGATTAGTATTAAGAGAGATCTGATTTAATGCAACTGAACCAGAAGTTGCATTGGGAAGAACAAACTTTCCTTCTTTGTTTTGAATTGCCGCTGCTTGTAGACGTTGACCCTTAACAAAAGAATAACTCAAATATCCAATAGTACCCTCTCTCTGTTTAATTGTAGCCGATACTCCTTCATTTCCTTTTGCGCCAATACCAACTGGCCAATTTACTGATTTATTAACTCCATATGTCCAAGATGGAGAGAATGATTTCAGAGAATTAGTAAATGCAAAAGTAGTACCAGATCCATCAGAACGATGTACTACATTAATTTTACCAGATCCACATTTAAGTTGACTCCAGTTATTAATTTTTCCAGTAAAAATATCGACTGTCTGTTGTTGGGTCAGTTTTAGATTACATCCTGGTTTGTTATATGCAACTGCAATAGTTCCACCAGTAACTGGAATTTGAACTACGCCACGTTTTACTTTTGCTGCATCTGATGCTTTGATTGGTTCATCTGATGCGGCAAAATCAACTGTACCAGCGATGAATTGACGGATTCCTGCCCCACTACCCACCGACTGGTAATTGATTTTGTTTCCAGAAGTTTGAGAATAATTAGAAAGCCAACGTTGATATAGAGGAGCAGGAAAAGTTGCACCAGCCCCATTTAAATTACTGCCAGCATAAGTAGCAGTAGGAAGAGATATCAAAAAAGGAACAATAAAATGCCTTAATTTCATATAGATTAATATAAAATATAAATGTACCAAGCGGGATAGGGGCCACGATCCCCTCACCTAAAGTTTGGAAAACTTTTGCTCTGCCAAGATGAGCTAATCCCGCAATGAATAATAAGTTTGAATCAGAGAGACAAGAAAGACCTCAACATCCACTCAAACTTACCATGAGTTTCCATAAGATCTTGAACTAGATTCGCAGTTGCCATTGAGTTCTGAGATTCTGCTTCTTTGGAAATTGTTTTAAGCATTTCAATTAAAGACTTATTATCGTTCATTAATTGACCTACCATTTCATTGGCAGATATTCCACTTGAAGCTTCCTGAATACCAGATACTTCAATGACTCTACTCAATGAAGATAAAGGTCTCATACCTAAGTATCTCATGTGTTCAGATATTCTATCTATTTCTTCGAACATTGTCTCGTATTGATCACCAAACATATTATGAAGCTGATGAAAATCAGATCCAACTACGTTCCAATGATATACCCAAGTTTTTTGAAATAAAACAAATAAAGAAGATTGAGTATCACTTAGAAGTTTAAATAAGGGTTCCATATTATTTTGAAATATAGAATTATTTAGGAGTTTAATATAAATTCCATACCCCTGGTCAGACTCGAACTGACAAGCCGAAGCGGTTGATTTTGAGTCAACTGTGTTTACCAATTTCACCACAGGGGCAATATAAAGATAAAGATAACTTTACCTTAAGTAGGAATGACGAGAGTCGAACTCGTATAGCCGAAGCTGACGGATTTTACTTACCACTATAGTTTTCACTACCATCATTGGATGTTTGTGGTCTGGACTATGCATTCACCATATACAAAAAGTAATTAGGTGGGGGATTATAGTCTCTACACGTTTTGTATTTTTTCGGATGATCCCAACCCTCTCCGAAACCACATTGGGTAGCGGTTGTCTTTCCAACTGTCATACAACTTCGCTCGGCGTTGGCATCAGCATTATCTGTTAAGCGTTCACCGAATTTACACCTTACTACTTACTCGTTTCCAAATAAGCGACCCATTTGAGTCCGTTGTGTCTACCAATTCCACCACATTCCCATAAAATAAGAAGCCGATATCAACTTCTTATTTATTTCAGTTTTCGGACTGAAATGCCCTATCACTAACTAACCTGAGTTTCTTAACGAAGGAAGTGAATCTCCGTAAAAATACCAAACCTTATTCTTCCTGTTCTCAGGAACGCACCAAATGGGTTGGGAGCTTCCACAAGGAATGAATTTAAAGCCCTTGTAAGAAGTTTTAACCTCCGAAGTTTGTCCAGAATTTTTAATTTGAAAGAATCGAACATTTCCAATTCTTTCAACTGGGGCGGCAGGGATCGAACCTGCGACCTAGATGTTAACAGCATCCCGCTACTACCGCTGAGCTACACCCCATCAAAAAATGTTTAATTAAGAGCGTCTTTAGGCTATACACCCAACGACCACTCCAAGCGTCTCAGGCTGGACTCGAACCAGCGACCGACTGCTTATCACCTTATAAGGAATTGAACCTCATTTACCACCCGGAAGGCGGAAGGCAGTTGCTCTATCCAACTGAGCTACTGAGACATAATAGGAGGAAATAAAAAAGCAAGGGCAGCTCCCTCATCTCCACCCTTATAATATACCATGGTTTGGTCAGCTTGTCAACCCCCTAGGGGAAATGTTTTCATTTGCTGACCCAGGCTCCACGGATGCCCATTTCTCCGCCCAATAAGGATTGAGCGTGTGAACCATCAGGAGGAAGCTCATAATAAATGGCGTTCTCAATGATAATTCTTTGGTTGTCTGAATATTTAGACTTTTTAATTTCACGAAGAATTGTGGGATTTTTCATGTTTATTTTTCTATTTTTTAGTTCCCACTTTTCGTAATCATTAATTGCTGATGTTACTTCTCTTTTTATTTTTATTTTAAGTAAGCTTGGATCATTATTTATGTAATCTTTTAAATCTTGTGGAAAGAATTTTCCTTTAAAAATTCTATTATAATCAATAATTGCATTCCAAAGTTTTTCCTCTGGTATTTTAGTACATTCAGAGAAAAGTCCAACTGTTCCTGATACTACTATCGTAACAATTGCCCACCTAAAAATAGTTTTTGGTTTATTTCCAAAATTAAATTTGAAGTACATTTTTTTAACTATTTAGAAGAAAGAGGAAGAAGTTAATCTTCCTCTTATCACTCAAATCATAGCATAACAAACCTTAATCTCGCCTCTGCTAGGTGGTGCAATTGCACGAAAAGCACCATAAGAAAGATCAAGACTCCTACCCCTAACATATGGTCCACGATCATTAATTTTGACAATTACTGATTTGCCGTTGGCAGCATTAGTAACTTTCAATCTAGTTCCAAATGGAAGATAACGATGTGCGGCAGAATTACCATAAGCATTGAACCGCTCGCCATTAGCAGTTCTTTGTCCATTGTATCCGTCACCGATTCCATAATGCGAGGCATAAGAACAGGTCGCTGCTTTTGCCGCTGAAGGAAGAAGGCCCCCAAAAAACAGAGCAACGACCGAAAAGGTTTTAATTGTTTTAGAAAATAGCATTAAAATTAACAGAAATCGACATCCGTGCTAAGTAATATGTCACTCCTTCTTCCCAGAAGGTATTACTCACGGCTCTAGATCCAAGTCACGTATGACATGGCAAAATCATTATAAGTGATTATTTAGGATTTGTCAAGGGGTTGGGCCATTAGTAGTTGTGATGCTTAGGATCTCAATCGTAGGTTCCTTATCATCTTCACTAATGCTTAACCATTCATAAAACTCGGAGTCCAATGCAATTGCATCTTTAATTTTATTGGCCCTGATTAGTTCACTATGTCGTTCTAAACACCAGTCCCGAATGTCCTTCACAATCAATTCAGTCGCTGTAATTTTTTCCATAAATATTAGCTGTATACAAGATTATTGTACCATACCCAAGGAGCGGTGTCAAGTGTGGATGATGAATGATAAAGAATTTTTATCTATACCAGAAAAAATGGAAGGTTTTGTTTATTGCATTACTAATCTTGAAAATGGGAAAAAGTACATTGGAAAAAAGACTTTTTGGGAAAGAAGAAAAGACAGAAAAACAGGAAGAAGAAAGAAAAAAGAAAGTAATTGGCGAGATTATCTGAGTTCATGTGATGAATTAATTGAAGACGTAAAAAAACTCGGAAAAGATAAATTTTTCCGAGAAATTTTATATTTGTGTCCCCATAAAAAATCTATGTCTTATTATGAAACATATGAGCAATTTAAGAGGAATGTTTTATTACGAGAAGATTATTATAATACTAATATAGAAGGTAAATTTTTTAGTAGCGAAGTTGAAAATATATATTCTATTGTTAAAACAGAATTATCCGATCTTTAATTCATCGATATAATTTAAGACTTCACTTAAATATTTGTGTGTAACCCATTTTTCATGTGGTGAGATTTGCTCACTATCCAATTTATGTTTTAGTTTTTCTACTCTTGCTTTTAGAGTATAAATGTCAGTAATGTGAATCATAAAAAAATAAATTAATCTAGATATTGAGCAACAAGATCCTCAAACATTTTTTCAGATAAGTTGTCTATTACTACCATAGCATCAGAATAAGTATTGACACAACCAGATTTAACAAAGTCTTCTGCCATATAATTAAAAATAAGCTCAATCTCTTCTTTTCTAAGAGCAGCTAATCTTTGTTGTATCTCTTCTCTTGGTTTTGATGTAATTGGATTTGTAATTTCTTTTGTTCCTCTTCTCCTTGTGCTTCTTTGTTCTCTAGAAAATGGACTTGCTGCCCTTGCTTTTGCTTCTGGTGTACTAGCTATTGCTTGTGGCCTTCCTCTCGTAACTGGATTTGCAGCTTTTGGATTAAATGCAATACCTCGTTTTGATAATGTAGACCTAACTCTAGTTCCAGGTTTTTTTCCGGGTACAAACTTTTGGTTCATTCCATCGTCACCCTTTTTGTTCGTTCTTTCTCTAGATGTACTACTAAGGGGAGATGATGGAGAAGATGTTCTATTTTTAAAGCCAAGTTCACCCGATTTGTGAGATGCAGCTACCCGTTGAGCACCAGTTCTAGCTGGCTCATATTTTTTTAATAATTCCTGTTTTTTTCTATTCTGTGCAGCTTGTATTGGAGTTGGAATGTTAACAGTTGTTTTTTCTTTATGTCTTTGTTTTCTCAAAGAACTAATCTTTTTATTTCTTTCTTGAGCTTTTTGTTCTATTTTTTGTTTTGCTGCATTAACCTGTTTAGAGAATTTTTTTAATGTAGAAGTGCCAGATCTTCTTGCTGCAGATCCAAGTCTTCTTGATGATGATGTGCCTGAATTTGATGGTTCATTATCATCATATTTTGATCTTACTATTCTAGATTTTGTTGATCTTCCTTGTGAATCTGGCTCATGATAAATATATTTTTTATTTTTTTTTGTTTGTTTATTATTATCACCAGAAGATCCACCATTTCCTGTAATTTTTTTTACTATTCCATGGAAAAAATCTTTTAGCCTTTGTCTTTTTGTTGGGACACGTTTTCCTACAGTGGGAAAATTAATTTTTTTATTTCTAAATTTTCTTAAATTACTTTTTTTATCAACCCAATCTTTTGTTGATGCTGCAATTCTATTTTGCCTTTGTGTTCTTTTATCTAACCTAGAAGCGGTTGTTTTTCCTAAATCTGAATTGTTATCGCCATAAACTCTTTTTTCACTCAATAATGTAGTATCGCTTAAAATATAATCAGAAACAACATATTCAAAAAGATAGATTATCTCATGTTCGGAATATCCTTCCGATAATAAATCATCAGCAACTGAATCGAGGACATAAAATATGTCCTCATTACTCATTTGATCTACAAATTTTAAATTAAAATGTTTGAAATTTTCCATTTTATTTTCTGGTAAAAAAATCAGTTTTCAAGATATTGAAGTACCATTTCTTCTACCAAATCTTCAGATAAATTTTCTAAGATGACAAATGCATTCTCAACAGTATCAGCATAACCTTCGGAGATTAGATCTTCAAGGATGTATTGTACAAGAAGATCAATATCTTCTTTCATTAATTTTCTTCCTGCTTTGCTTGCCCTAGAAATTGCAAATTTTCTTTGTGATTCTGGTCTTATATTTCCACTTGGAGTTCTAGAAGATGCACCAACTGGGGGAAGCGCCATTCCTTTAGGAGCACCATAATCAATGGCTCCCGTTCCACTTACCGAAAATTCACTATAAAAAGGGTGTCTGGGATCTCGTACGTCCCTTTTGTTTTTCCTACGTTCTTCACGATCAAACATACGCTCACGTCCTGCAGCACGAATTCTATTATTTTCAGCAGTTCTGCTACTTGCAGCACTTCTGCGACTATCTGCAGCACTTCTGCGACTTGCATGAATTGCTTTTATATTAGATCTGGGAGTAGATGCTTGAGGAGTTCCAAGTTTTTCTATATTTTCACCTGCTCGTCTAATACGACTTCCTGCACTCTGAGCACCTCTACGAACAAGTCCCGTGAGTGCAGCCTTTGCCTTTTCTGTTTGTCTCCCAACGGCACCTGCAACTGAGGTACCGACTTGTTTTACCTTCGATAATCCTGTTCCTATTGCACTTTTTACTTTTCTTTTTGCAATATCAATACGAGATTTTCTTTCTCCGGCTCTACCACCGTATTTAGGTGTAGTTCTAAATCTACCAGAAGAGGAAGTTACTTGTGCAGATCCAGACTGTGGGCGATTTTCCGATGAGGTCACTGTGGCTTCCATCAAGGATTCTGCAATAACTACATCGGAAAGAGAGTAATCAATTAATTCAAATGCTTCATCAATAGAATTGCCATAATCACGGAATTCCCAATATACAGATTCTATAACTTCTTCAATGTGTTCATCTAAAAGATAATCTACAAATTTTAAATTTTCATAAAAAATTTCTTCGGTCTTTCTGGGATTATAAAGCTCAGAGTATGCTTCGGACAAATGATATCTTGACATGGTAGTATAGTATTTGTAATTTCCTTTATATATTTATACAAAAAAAAATGCTGGAAACACTTTATGTCAAAGTTTAAACTCAGAAAATGCATCCGATTTCATGTCCTGGCTCACCCCACCAATAACATAAGACTCTAACGCCTCTTCTTGTGGTGGATTTTGAACATTTTTACTGTTCAACCAATCTTCTGTCCAGGGTAGTGGATTATTATTTGCGGGAATATCATAAATTGGTTTTAATCCAAGTGCCTTCATTCTTCGATTTGTGATCCACTCAACATAATTGAATAATAGTTTATCGTTCAATCCAATCATAGATCCATCTTTAAACAAATACTCTGCCCACTTTTTTTCTTCGTTTGCTGTTTTTTCAAACATAGAATAGACATAAGGTTCTTCTTCCTTTGCTATTTTTTTCATATCAGGATCATCAAGTCCATTTTTCCATTTCGTAAGAATATTCTGTGTTAGAAATAAATGGAGTCTTTCATCAAGTGCAATCTTAGAAATAATCTTTGCAGATCCTTCCATCAAATGAAGTTCACCAAATGCAAATGAACAAGCAAAAGAAACATAAAAACGAATTCCCTCCAGAATATTTACATTTGCAATGGCACGATAAAGTTTTCGCTTGACTTCATATAATTCAAGTTTTCCTAGATCCACACCCTCATTATTAAATTTCCAAAGATTGGTAGATGAATATGTATTTGCAGATTGAACATAATCATCATATGAACTCGTTACACTCTTCGCACGTTCAAGAATATTCTCATCATCAATAATTTTATCAAATACCTCAGATGGATTTGAGTAAACATTTTTAATAATATAAGTATAAGAATAACTATGAATCATTTCCATAAATTCCCATACGATCATTGCAGATTCTAATTCTGGTAATGAACAATGCGGAAGAAAAGCAAGTCCAGGACCTCTTCCTTGAACAGAATCCAACATAATCTGATACTTCAAATTTGAGGTAAAAATATGTTTCTGTTCTGGTCTTAATTTTTGATAGTCCGCACGATCTTTTGTCAATGGATATGCCTCAGGTCGCCAGAATGCACCTAACTGATCCTGGGTTAACTTATAAAAAACAGGAAACTTATGAACATCATATCTTTGAATTCCCAAAGGGGGACCAAAGAACATGTTATTTTTTGAATAGTCCGAAATATTTGAATTAAAAACTGTCATGCCTTTGATTTCAGATTTGTCAATCACACTTTTTTCCTCACTATTTGCTTTAAATTTTACAATACTCATTTTAACTCCTTATATTTGTTTTTAAAATTAAGCCATTCTAAATCACAACTTGGATTCCATCCAGATTTAAATTTTTTTACCATATTAACGTGAGATG